GTAGGTTCTCTTGCCTTAGATGCTAATACAACTGCTAATAATAATACAGCAGTAGGTTATAACTCATTAGGAACAAACATAACTGGAGCTAACAACACTGCTTTAGGATCACACGCTTTATTTACAAATACTGCAAGCTTTAATACAGCAGTGGGTCAAGACGCATTGCGTTTAAACACTAGTGGAGGTAATAATACAGCTTTAGGTCGTCTTGCTTTATATGCAAACACAACTGGTTCTGAAAATACTGCTACTGGAACTAATGCTTTAGATGCTAATACCACAGGAAGTGATAATGTTGCTGATGGATACGCTGCATTAGGTAGTAATACAACTGGTTCTGATAATACAGGTATAGGTCGTGGTGCTTTAACTTCAAACACTACAGCAAGTAATAACACTGCTGTTGGTAGAAACGCATTATTATCTAACACAACTGGTTCTGAAAATACTGGTATTGGTACTTTTGCTCTAGATGCTAATACTACAGCATCTAATAATACTGGTGTTGGTTATAACGCATTAACAGGAAACACAACTGGTAATAGTAATAGCTCTTTAGGAACTTTTGCATTACAAAGTAGTACAACTGGTGATAGTAATTGTGCTTTTGGAAGAAGTGCTTTACAGAATAACACTACAGCAGATAATAACTCAGCTTTTGGTAAAGATGCTTTAAAAGCAAACACAACTGGAACACAGAACGATGCGTTCGGTGCTTTTTCTTTGTTTACAAATACAACAGGTAGTTACAACGTTGTTGCAGGTGCTTTAGCTGGATATACCTTAAATGGGGGAAGTCGAAATACTTTAGTAGGTAACTCTGCTGGATCTGGTGTAACAACTGGAAGTGATAATACTTTCTTAGGACGTAAAGCTGGTAATAGCACTACAACAGCATCTAATAATACTGCTATTGGTAAAGATGCACTATTTGCAAACACAACTGGAACTGGGAATACAGCCGTAGGTTCTGAAGCCTTAGATGCAAACACTACAGGAGGAGAAAATACTGCTATTGGTAGAACTACTTTAAGTAGTAATACTACAGGAGATGCGAATACTGCTGTTGGTAGAACTTGTATGTTTTCTAATTCTACAGGATCGCAAAATACTGCTATTGGTAGGCAAGCATTA